AATGTTGGACTATTAAAATCAAGATCAGGACTATCAGTAAAACACAAACTAGAAGTAGGGGCAGGTGTCATAGACTCAGGATATAGAGGAGAAGTTAAAGTTCACCTCTACAATCACTCAAATAAAGAGTACAAAGTCATAAAAGGTGACAGAATAGCCCAGTTACTCACTATCAAGATAGATTTAAGTGAATACAAGCAAGAAAGTAGTAAAGATTTTGATAATGAATACTCAATACCTAAAGTTGCCATCAAAAGTGCCACTCACTCTACAACTTTAAAACAACGTGGCGAATCAGGTTTTGGATCAACAGGAAATTAAATTGATAACAAAAAAGCTGACAGAATCACAAAAGTATCTAAAAAAATTAATAAAAGAAAATCATGGCTGTAATAAATGCGAAAACAGTAAAGGTATCACTTGTGATAAAAATCTAAAAACAGGTGGGCAAGCAGGAACTTATTGTACATACTATACAACAGGGTAAATAACAAAATGAGGGTGTCAACTGATAAAAACGATGTAGGATTCACAAAATCTCCATACAATTACAGAATAGAGCTAGATGGAGTCCACTTAAACAATGCAATCACAGCAGATGATGAGTTAAGTACAGTGTTAGTATACACAAAAGACAAAGATGGTAACTTTCTATTTAGTGAAGAGAAATACGCATCCTTAAAAACAGAAATGTTATATGGAAAAGTAAAGATAACCAAAATTAATTAAGTTATCACTTAAAAACCAATGAAAAAAGTAATTGAGCTAACAAATTCACAGACAGAACTTTTATTAGACAAAACGTCTAAGGCGGTTGCATACGTTAGCGGGTTTGGCGGAGGTAAAACCTTCGTGTTAGTCACAAAAATGGTAGACATAAAACTAGAACACCCAAATGTAGACATTCTCTATCTCCTCCCAACCTTCTCAATGTTCAGGGATATACTTTTCCCAACCATTTCTGAAGTCTTAGATGGCTCAGGGATAGGATACAGAATAAACAAGTCTACAGGTGAGGTTTTCTTTGATTGCGGTGGCCGTGTCATACTAAAATCAATGGATGCACCAGATACAATAGTAGGAATGAACGTCTTCACAGTATTACTAGATGAACTAGACACATTAACAACAGCAAAAGCAAAGTCTGTCTGGCAAAAAGCAATAGCAAGAGCAAGAAAGAAAATAATAGCATTTGATCAAGATGGAAATAAAATCTATGATGATGAAGGGGATGAGGTATCACTTATAAATCAAATGATAGTAGGTACAACTCCAGAGGGTTATAGGTTCGTACATGAAATGTTTGAAAAGAATAAACCAGATAATTACAGGCTAATTCAAGCATCAGGTTATGAAAATATCAATCTACCTAAAGATTACTATGACAATCTAAGACTTATCTACCCAGATGAGTTAGTTGAAGCATATATAAATGGTAAGTTTGTCAACATGCAATCAGGTTCAGTTTATACATCCTTTGATAGAGAACTTTGTGACTCAGATGTAATATACAGAGAAGGTGAGACCTTACATATCTCAATGGATTTCAATGTTATGAACATGAATGCTATTGTATTTGTTGAAAGAGACCCTGTGTTTACTGGCGATCCAAACTTTGCCTATGAAGGCCACAATTCTTTCCACTCAACAAGACACTTAAAAGGAATAAAAGACACTCCAGAAATGATTGAGGTCATAAGAAACAGATATCCAACCTCACCAATTTATGTGTACCCAGATGCATCAGGGAAAAATGTATCATCTAAAGGATTCACCACTTCAGATATTTCAATTCTAAAGAAAGCAGGGTTCCATGCAAGGCACCCAAATAAAAATCCAAGAATCATGGATAGGGTTCAATCAGTCAACGCCTCATTTAGAACTGGACTTATCAAGGTCAATGTGGGAAAATGCAAGGAACTGACAGAATCGTTAGAGCAACAGGTATACAACAAGAATACAGAGTTACCAGAAAAGTCAAGTACAAACTCTATTGATGATATAAATGATGCATTTGGTTATTTTGTACACTACAAATTTCCGCTAAAGAGGAAATACATGAAAAAGAAAGATTTAGGAGGTTTTTAGTAAATGAAAGCGCCATCAATGAGTAGTGCAGTAATCGCAGTCCAACCTTCAATCTCTCAAAATGCAGATATTAGAGGTGGTAGGCAAAAAATTGTAGACAACAGAGAGACCTATGTAATCAAACTAGATCAACAAACTGATGAACAGTTTGAATCAATGGTCAAAATGGCTCCAGTCTACATTTTATACCCAAAAGTTGTAGATGGTTTCACTGGAACTGTATTCTCAAAATCACCGAACATGACAGGGCTCGACACTGACAAGTACTTAGACAGCATCCAGAATGTTGATATGTTAGGTAACAGTATCAATGAACTCAGTGAGAAGATTGTCAAGAATGTAATTGAGGATGGTTTTTGTGCAACCTATAACGATTATATGCTCAATGGGGTGTTAGATAAATCATTTATCAGGCACATCAAACCAGCAGATTTTATCTCAATAAGAACTTCATCAGAAAAGGGTTATCCAGAAATAAGCCAGTTTATCTACAAAGAAAACATAGAAGTTCAATCTAAAGATTCTGAATTTGATACAGAGACTAAACTAAGATATATCGTATTAGATTTGGATAATAGCCAATACAGAATTAGAACCTTCCAAGCAGAAGATTCAAAATATTCTGAGATCACTCAAATTGGGGAAGATGTATACCCAAAGAAAGACAACAAAGTTTTTGATTATATACCTATTCAAATTCACGGCACTGAACCTAACAACTTCACTGTTGGCAAAAGCCCATTGCAAGATATTTCAGATATGAATATCAGTGTTATACAAAGAGTTGTTGATCAAGTCTATATGTTACACTGGACTGCTTTACCTACTCCTTATGTTATTGGTGTTGATGATGACGATGCGCCTAGTACGATCGGGCCGTCTAAAATCTGGCACATATCAAATGTAGAAGCATCAGTAGGAATGCTAGAATTCTCAGGTAACTCAGCAAGAGCACATCAAGACTTTATTGATAACCTCAAAGATATAATGGCAGCAACAGGAGCGCAAATCCTAAAGAAAGAAGGTGTGTCAAGAGAAACAGCAACTTCAGTTCTAGTAAGGACAGCAGCTCAAACATCTTTAATCTCAACACTTGTCAAAAATGTAAGCAAACAAATTGAGAATACATTAAAGATTTACTTTGATTGGCAAGGTATAAAATTAGATGAGGGTTTCTCATACAAGCTTAATAATGATTTTGTTAAGATTGATATGGAACCAAATGCCCAGATTGCATTAGTAAAATCTTGGCTTGATGGTGCGGTTAGCCATGAAACCGTATTTGAGAAAATGAAAGAAGGCGAGTTAATCAATCCCAACAAAACTTTTGAGAAAGAGTTGAAGTTGATAAAAGATAACCCACCACCTTTCTTCTCACTAGAAAAAGAAGCAGAGTTAAACACAGAAGCATCAGAAAAAGAAAGCACAGTAGGGGATGGTAGAGGTAAAGATGATGGTATAACCAACCCCATCAAAGGTTCTAATTTAGATAATGGTAATATCCAAAACAAACAGGCAACAAAACAAGTTTAAAACACAGGAGAAGTAAACATGAGTATTGATAAGATTATAAAAGAGTTACTTGGTGACTCAGCAGATTCAGATGTATTGACAAAAATTGCATCCGCATTTGAAGAAGAAAAGAAAGCAGCAATAGATAATGAAGTGAAAGGGTTAAAGAATAACCAAGCTAAAAACTTAGAGCAGTTGGCAAAACTCAAGAAAAACCAAATGCCAGATGGTTTTAGCAAAGATGATTACAGCAAATATCTTGAAGAAAAAAATGAGTTTGATAAAAAACAAACTGACTTGGAAGAAAAACGTCTACAAGATGAAGGTCAGTGGGAACACCTTAAACAAACTTTAGTAGACAAGAACAAATCTGTAGTTGAAGAGCTAACATCAATTAAAGATAATACAATTAACTCACTCAGGTCAGCATTAGATAAAGAGTTGATTGAGAATGCGTCAATTAAAGCTATTGAAAAAGAAAGCGGTAACTCTTTCTTCTTATTACCTCACATGAAAGACTTGATCAAAACTGTCAGTAAAGATGGTAGCTTTTTAGTTGAAGTTGTAGATAGGGATGGCAATGCAAGAACTGATGATGAAACTGGCAACCCATTTACTATTGGGCAATTGGTAGCAGAAATGAAATCAGATGATGCATTCTCACTAGCATTTCCAAATGGCAACTCTGGCTCAGGTAATGCAGCGAATCAGGGTGGTAGTAGCAGCAATGTTGTTAATCCTTGGAAAGCAGACTCAAAAAATATTACAGAGCAAGCAAAAATGGTCAAGGAAAACCCAGTTCTAGCAGATCAAATGAAAAAAGCTGCTGGGGCATAAAAATAAGTAGCAAATATATGGTGTAAAGGCTTGATTTTATGTCATATGTTTGCTACTATTCAAGGTAAGTTTTCAGGCTTATTATGTGTAGCATAATGGGTTTTAGCTAGTATCTTACTGATTTGGTCAGTGGAGAATAATTTATTTATGCTCTTATGACTAAAATTTTAGCCATCATAAGAGGATTTTATCAATCTTCGATGGAGAAGAAAAATGGCAGAGGTAAGACTAGCTCAGGTATATGAGCCAACAGCATTTAATGCAGCAGTTCAAGAAGCTGCAACAGAACTTAATGGTTTCCTTTCGTCTGGTGTACTTGCACGAGACGCACGCATCGATGAAATGGTCGGTGTTGGTGGAATGGTAGGTGAACTACCAAATTTCAACCCCCTAACAAATGATGAGCCAGATTATGTAACTGATAATCCAGCTAATCTAGCCACACCTGCAAACATTGCAAGTGGCACACAAATTTATCGTCTAGCCAATCAGCATAAATCTTGGTCTACAATGGATTTAGCTCGCCAATTGGCTCTAGCTGATCCTCTAGGTGCTATTGCCAATCGTATTGGTCACTACTGGGCTGTAAATAGCCAACAGCGTGTAGTCTCATCTTCAATGGGTGTCCTAGCAGACAACATTGCTAATGATGCAGGTGATATGGTTGTTGATGTTTCTATTGCTGCTGGTAACTCTGCTGTAGCTGCTAACCTTATCAATGCTGATGCAGTGATTGATGCAAAAGCAACTCTTGGTGATAATGCTGATTCTGTAACTGCCATCGCAATGCATTCAGTTTGTTACACAACTTTGCAGAAACTTCAGCTTATTGACTTCATTCCAGATGCACGTGGAGAAGTTAGCATTCCTACATATCTTGGTCTACGTGTTATTGTTGATGATCAACTAGATGTAACTGCTGGTGGAACTAATGGCTTTGTCTACACTTCTGTATTGTTTGGTCAAGGTGCATTTGGTTATGGTACTACCCCTGCTGATCAACCTTCAGAGCTAGAGCGTGTTGCTAATGCTGGTTATGGTGGTGGACAAGATATTATCCACTCTCGCTTCAATGAAATCATTCATCCTCAAGGATTTGCATTTCTCTCTTCTGGTATTTCTGCTGGGGTTTCAGCAACACGTACCAATCTTGAGACTGCTGCTCAGTGGAATCGTATTTATACTGATCGTAAGAATGTCCCCCTAGCATTCTTACAAACTAACGGTTAAGTTTCATCACTACTCCGTGACTTTGTAGCTGGACTGGACTTCATCTTCCAGTTCGGCTACTCCTTTTTAAAACCGGTGAGATATGATGTCAGAAGATAATATAAAAGATAAAGAAGCCAAACCTAAAGTTGAAACTAAGGTTGAAAAGGTCTCTGCGCCTAAACAAGAGCAAAAGTCTAAAGGTAAAGCTACACTTGCAGAGTTAGTTAAAAACTCACGCAGGAACAACAAGACTATTGCAGAATCAAGAGAGCGTTCAAAAGTTAATAGATAG